GCTATACCCCGTGACAACGATATTTTTCAGTTTCTCATTCAGATCATCATCCGAAGGATTTTCGATATTTACAACTCCGGCTTCTTGCATTTCGCAAATCTTGACGGCATGAGTCTTTAACAAACTCATGGCATATAACAGGTCCGGATGAACGAATTGCTGGGATGATTTGGTTACTTCGTTCTTGTAGTTTGCTTCTACAAATCGCTCTGTATAATCTGCCGTTACCTGGTTGTTCTTGAGCTTAACTTTTTGAATTTCATACACAGGTTGTTCTTTTACTAATTCATCTTCCATACTTTTTAAAATTTAGGATTGTTATAACTTTGGGGCGCTAAGGCCATTTCTGCTTTTGCTTTACTGATTACAGTGCGACACCATTCCAGTTGATGAGTCGCGGTCCGGTTCAAACGCTCACACCAATCGACAAGATATTGTTCATCTTTGCACAGACTGTCAATGATAGCATTTACTGCCTTGGAGGTAGCCCCGGCACGTGAGGCTGTTTCCCGTAACGTATCGAAGACTTCCGATTTCTTTTTCCCGTTCAGATGGTATTTGGCATCTGCTAACAGTTTCCCGGTCCGGGCGATATAGACGGCAAGGTCGTTTCCACGTAGGACAGCTTCTTGGACTTCTTCACTCATGGTAATATTCAGATAGGAATCAATAGCTGCCAACTCGTTGGATATTTTATCTATGGGTGTGATGTTTAAATTCATGTCTGTTTGTCTTTAAAATATATCTTCCGAAAAAAAGGATATCCTATTTATTTTCAACTGAACAGCATCCACCACCGGAAGGCAAGTTCTTCGTATTTTTCTTTACCTTTCTGGTAAATCGTATCGCCTCGTTTAATGAATGCTTTGAACACTTTTTGATTTTTCTTGGAGATACCATAGATGAAATCCTGCCGACTGCCTGCGATATCCATATACCAGGCGCGGGAACGGTCCCAATCGAAAAAGTCAATAGCTTCATCGAATTGTTTTTGTGTGCTGGCAAAAGTGCTTTTCAGGTCTCCCCCAAATCCGTAGGTCGGAAGCCACCAGTCCCATTTGCACCGGGTATCGAGCGTGTATTTGAAGTTGCCATATTGGAAACATTGGTTCTTATTGACCATGAATCGTTGAGTTTCCGCCTTAGCAAGCACTTGGGCCAGGAAAGGATCGTGTCGGGCTTCCATGCGGAGGGACTTCTTCATGGCTTCTGCCAGTTCCCAATCCTCGCCGGAATACAATATATCGTCCACCATGCGTTTGTCATACCTGACCCTTTCCGGTTCGGTAATCATCGCATCGATTAGGCTGCCGAATTTGAAGGCTTTCTCCTTATCCCCGTATTGGGTACGGGGATAGAGGAGGTTCTTTAGTTCCGTAAGGTCCGAGTTGCTAACCTCCGACCGTTGGTAATACGTATCTTGCATCTTCTTCCTTGAGTTTTAGATATTCAATGACTGCAAAGTCAAATTCGAAATTGTAGGTGTTATCCATCAGCCACCGGAACCATTTGCGGCCCTCTTCCGTATCGAGAATCTTTTTCAGAATACTTGGCTCGCGTCTGTATTTTCCGAAGTTTATCCATGAGGACAGATAGAGTTTCTTTTTCATATCATTTGGCTGTTACATCATCGATATACTTTACATATGCGGACTGGATTTGCTCTCCGTCCTTATTCACAACTTTCTCGCAGTAGGTAATCATCTTCTTATGTACCTTCTCTAGATCCTCCATGCTCATATTGATTCCTTCGCGCATGAACCACATCTGATATACCTGCATGAATCCTTGTGGATTGGTTATCTGGATCTTCTTCTTGACCTTGGCTTTCGTTGGAGTAGGGGACATGCTGGCTGCTGAGAAATCAAATGCTGCCTGTACTTCGGCAGCAGACTTTTCTGCAGCCGCTTTGGCCTTAGCCTCTTCTTCCCGGCGTTTGCGTTCTTCTTCCTGTTTTTTTCTTTCTTCCGCTTCCTGTTGTTTTCGCTCTTTTTCCATACGGGCAGCTTCAACCGCATTGGTACGGCGTAGCTCTTCCTGTTCTTCCAGTTGTTTGCGGAGGCTGGGGAGTTTGTCGATCAAATCCTGCTTTGTACCCTCTATTTCAAAACGGTAACGTTCTGTAAAATCTTTCTTCTTTTGTATAGCGACTTCATTTTTTATTGCCTTACGGGTTTCTGCGTCCATATAGAAGGTTTGTTTGTTGTCAGAAACGTTTTCAACAAAAGCACTCCAGGAGAAATTTATACTTGTTTCGGATATTCGTCGGCATACATCGTTGTAGGTAGCGAGAGTAGCGCGGTTGAACATGCTGTTTAGTGCATTGATATGCTTTTCAACGTATGCGGCATACGCTGTATCCAACATGACAGAGATATCCGATCGGTATTGAGCCTTTTCGTTCTCCAACATCTGTTTACGGCGAGCTTCCTCTTCCCGTCGTTTTTGTTCGGCAATCTTCTTGGCCGCGTATTTGTTACGGGCCTGTTGGAGCTTATAAGGAATAGTGGTGACCGATTTGACGTCGATAGCCGATTCCAAAGAGGTAAAAGACTTGCTGACCGTAGCCAGAAGTTGCGTCAATGGCTTACGACGCTTGTTCATGTTTTCTATTGTTATTTTCGTCTTTGCCAAATACTCTGAGACCTTCGCATCCAGTTCATCCGAGCTAATACCTCCTTCCGCTTCAATGGTGTCCAGAAGTGTTTGTCCGGCTTGGTTACATGTCGATACGGAAGTTTGGTTGCGTTGCAAGGTGGCAGGAGCCGATTGCATGATCTGATTGAATTCTTCCACTTTAATAAGAGAATTGTTAGCTTGTGTATCCATTGTGATAAATTTTTAAGTGATTGATCGAGTTTATTAAAATCCGGCGTCTTCATCTTCCTGTGATATTGGGGTTGTTATACCTGATGCGGGTACCGGTTCCGCTTGTGGTTGCTCTCCGAATTCCTGTAAAGGGTTTTCCGATTGAGGTTGGAGGGGTTGTGGCTGCTGTCCGGGTTGATTGGGCTGAATAACGGTTGTTTGTTCTAATCCGTAGTCAATATCCTGCGGTTCTTCTTGAGTTTCGAATACAGTAAACTTTCCGGTCCGGACTTTGGGATATCCGTCGAATGCGTGTTTAATCAGTTTGCTTTCCAAGAACCCAGGATCGATACCGCCTTCGTTTGAAGTATAGAGGGCATTCGCCTTACCTTCTTTTTGACGGGTTTGCGGATTCCAACGTTGGTTGTTTTTGTAGCTGTACGCCTCTAAGCGTTTGATATCACCCTCCATCATCCAATGCCAGTCTACAGTCCCATCGGCGCGGACAATACGGATAAAACCACCGATCACCTTATTTGATTTGCGGGGACAGGCCGCCTGATAGGTAACGGTCTTTACTCCGTCAACCAATCCCGGTGAGAATGTGTCACCTTCATAGCAAACAACCGGATTATCTACATACCGGACCTGTCCGGCACGCTGGCGCATAACCAATTCCCCATAACCGGTGATGGAAAGGTAAGCACGCAGTTCATAGATATCGTTGCCATTGTTGTCCTTATAGCCGGTCTTCGTGCTGCGGGGGAGAATATAGCAGTGGGGGCGTCCTGTGGGATCAAGAGACAGGCCGTTTACGGCAATATCTAAGAAACAGCCGTACAGGGACAGTGGAGAACATCTTTGCAGTTCCGGCTTGTCTTGTAAGATTTTCCGGAAGTTGAATTTTTCCTTTTCATAAATCTGAGTTCCTTGGCCGGTTCCCCAGATCGCATTGTACATAAGTATAAACTTCTGTTCAACCCGGCTATCATCCGCTATCATGAGCGGATTTAGCTGATTTAGTTCAGCTACTTTAATTTGAATTTGATTTGACATGATTCTATTGTTTAAAAATTAATTACCAATGTTTCTTTATCGTGTAAACCATTGCCACGCAACCGGATGCCGTAACTATATGCTGGAAATACCCCAAGCAAATAGCGATAATACCAAGTATGGCAAGCGTTCCAAACAGGATGTAAAATCCCCACCTCGCTACTTGAGCGAGTTTCCAGTAATTTGTTTTCATACATCAATGATTAATTGGCAAAAGCCGTTTACTTGGATTTATATTGTAAACATCCTCCGATAACCCTTTACCTGGAGTGCCTTGCCGTGTTAATAATTCATTTAGTAATCGTATGGATCCAAGGCGCATTTATACAAGTCTTCCAACCTGTATTTGATTTTGCCTGGCCGTTTGTAACGCTGTAAAGTACCTTCTGATACCCATCGTTCCACATTCTGCCGTCCAAAGCGGATATGTGCTTCCTTTTGTCCGATAAACTCTCTGATTCCGGCTTGTATCTTGGTGATTTGCCAAGCGAGGTATTCAAGTTCGATTTTCCGAAAAGAAGGAATGTTTGGATAGGTTCTGTCGGTCTGCATGATTATTCGCTTTTAAAAAGATTCTTTTCGTTTGCATATCGCATAAACTCCGCCATAGAGTGTATCGAGAGTTTTCGGAACACGTTCTTCCGATGATTCTTTACGGTGTGGGACGATATAAAAAGCGCTTCCACAATCTCTTCGTCTTTCTTGCCATAGTAGCAAAGCTCCATCACCCTAAGTTGACTGTCTGAAAGTGTGCTGTTGAACTTCGGTTCACAGATTTTCTTGAAGCCATCGCATTCTCCACGCAGCGGACAACCGACAAACTCGAATTTGAAATTCCAGTTCTCATCCACGTCTATCATGTTATCGTACAGCCCGAAGTTGCATTTGATAAACCTACGTACAGCCAAGAAATCCCGGTAGCATTTATTCCCGTCGTAGCGGGCGTAATACTTGCGGAGTGCCGCATAAGCCTCCGGATAGAACTCTTCCAAAATCTCAAGGAAACTTTGAATGAAATCCGTATCAGACTCTTTCAACTGGCGTTCCGGCTGTCCCTGCTCTTTGATAGTTACTTCGCCGGAGGGGGTGGTATAGAATTCTATTGCGCGCATACCTTATCCTCCTTTGGGAATAACTCGCTGGCAGGAATGCCAAGTTCTCTTTCTATCACTTCTTGGGCTAACGCATCCGGTTGGTAGACTCCCGCTACCCAACATCTGACGGCCGATTCAGATCGTTTGGTAATGGTGGCTATCTTTTGGATGAAAGCCTTCTTAGGCGGCGTGTTGTCCATGGAGAAGTAGATCTCTCTGAATGAACGAGCGCCAATCTCATGACCTTGTAGGTTTAATTTTTCCATTTTTGCCTCCTTACATTATTATATATGTTCTGTACTTTATATTTTCGCAACTACTATTAACCATTACAGGTGCAAATATGGAACAAACTTGTGAAAAATACAAGAATATTTGCGAAAATCTAAATAAAAACTTTTGTTTTTCGCAAATTGATGTGTGGATATTGTGCGTAACTTCATAAATATGAATGTAATAGATAACATATTTAAGATAATGGCTCAAAAGGGTATCAAACAACGAACGTTGGCTGATGCTATGGGTATTGATGAGTCCCAAATTTCTGTAATGAAAAGGGGAAATCGCGATTTGAAGATTTCTGAAGTTGAGAATATCGCAAGTTGCTTGGGTGTTTCTATAACAGACTTGTTTACTTGGCCAGAACGATATGTGCTGGAGCAATCTGCCGGAGCAAAAGGCTTAACTACCCCAAAAGTTATACTGCAATTGGAGTTGGAAGATAGTGATGTGAAAGCTGATGTGATAAAGTTGGCTTTTGGGGATAGGGTGTTGGAGATTAAGAATAAATGATATGCGATTTCTTTTTTGGAATATCTGTAAGAATAATATTTTTAAAGAGATAGCATCTTTGGTGATAATCAAAGATATAGATGTTTTACTGATAGCCGAATTTCCTACAAATATAGATCCTAAAGAATTAAGGAATGAACTTTTGTGTAGAGGTGTTAGATTTGATTATATATCCCCATATTCTCCTAAAGATAAAGTAAGGGTATATACACGTTTTAGGAAATCATTGATTACAAATATTCAGGATGAAAGTGGTGTAAGTGCAAAAAGTATTTATAGTCCAATTCTTAAAAATAAAG